ATGGAATACGAAAAATCTCGAATCTTTGCGCGTCAATCTATATCGGCTGCAGTTGGAATTAGTCCTTCAGTTCTCGGACTTCCTGCGGCAAATTATGCAACTGCCATGGAGCAAAGAAAAACATATTGGACAAACCAAATGGCGAAGGCTAGAAAGATCGATGTTGTTTTTACTCAACTTGCGAAATTGTGGGATCCATCTTTTGAAGTTCGTCATTCTTTTTCGGATATTGAAGCGCTACAAAATAGAGATGCTTCTCTTGATCGGGTAAAAAAGCTTTTGGATATAGGGATCTCTCTTCAAGATGCGCTTCTCTATGAAGGGCTTGAAGATATTAACGTATCAAACCCACAACAAACACCCGCTCCAATTGATGAAGAAGAGAAGAATATTCTCTTGGAGTTGATAACAAAAAATAACCAAGAGCGCGAAATGAAGTGGCGGTTATGGTTGGAGCAAAAACAAGCACCTGCCGAAATGCAGTTTTTGGAGGCTAGTAAATTGTATCTTTCCAAAAGCAAAAAATTGGTATTGAAAAAATTCAACCAACTTAAGACAAAATCAATTATCACAATTCATGGTGAGTCTCTTCAATATTTTGAGAGAGATATTTCTCTCACAACTGACATGATCACACCAGATGAAAAAAGAGATATCCTACAAGATACAATGGGCCGTGTGTTTGAGAAGCAATTCAATCAAACCAATGAACAAGAGCTGGTTAGCATTTATCAGAAAGCAAGAAGAGAATTGGATATTGCTCCAACTTCAAATCCTGAGGTTATCGGAAACTTCTTGCAAACCATGAATAATAATTTGATGGGAACAACGATCAAAGAAGTGAACAAGATAATCAATCAAGGTGTAAATCAAGGATTATCTGTTGGAGAGATAAGATCAAAAATTAATGATGCCAAGATATTTGATGTTGGAAGAGCTAGAAGAATTGCAAGAACTGAGGCGACAAAATGTATCAACGCTGCACAACTCAACGCCATGAATCAAGCCGATAATGAAGGGATACCAATTCAAAAAGAATGGTTGAGTGAAAAAGATGAAAAGGTCAGAGAAGCACATCAAGAACTTGATGGTCAAATTGTTAACGTTAACCAGAACTTTATAATTCCGGGTGGCGAATTTGCAGGCGAGACAACAACAGCCCCGTGCCAATTCGGTATTGAATCTCTTGATGTGAATTGCCGGTGCACGATATTGTCAAGTGTTGATGTTCAAGAATAATATCTTGAAATATTATTTTATTTGATATTTATTTATTTTTTTGGTATGTAGTAATAGGAGTAAAGCATGCAAACAAAAAGTTATATCATAAAAAGACTGCCTTCATTAAAACAGACTAAGGACAAATTTATGTTTGTCGCAAGTGATGAAACACCAGATCGATATGGAGATATTGTATCTGTTGAAGGTTGGCAATTGGATAACTACAAAAGCAATCCTGTAATTTTGTTGAATCACAACTCCTTGAGCCTTCCAATTGGAAAAGCAACTGATATTGATGTCATTGATAATCAACTTGTGATCGATGTTGAATTTGATATGGCTGATGAACAAGCAGCAAAGATCGCTAGAAAAGTTCAAGATGGATTCATAAATGCTGTTTCGGTTGGCTTCAATGCAAAAAGAGCAATTGATAGATCTAGCCTTTCACCTGAATCAAAATATTATGGTGAAAGGGGAATGTATTTTGAAGCGGCTGAACTTCTTGAGGTTAGCATTGTAACCATTCCAGCCAATCCATCAGCAACTAGCAAATATCTTCATCCCGAATTTGTGGAGCAAGTTGCTGACATGGTAGCTAAGCACATTCTTGAAGTGCTTGAAGATGGAGATCGATATCTGATATCATTCGCAAAAGATGAAATTGAGATTCTGGAAGAACAGTCATACAAAGAAGAAGATGAAAAGGATAAAAAAGAGAACTTATTCAACAAGGCTTTATTGGCCGAATTACTCAACACTGGAGACTAAAATGTCAAATGATAAATTGGCGAATGAAGCCCGTCAAATAATTGATGGAATAAGACGTCATCAAGTTAATACCGAAAACAAACTCACAAATGTAGAGAAGCAAGTTTCAGATCTTAAAGTTGCTTTGCAAAAGATGACCGAAGCATCAGAAAAGCCAGTTGTGATTGAAGCGAAAAATGATGGCTTAAAACAATTTGTTCGTGATGATGGTTTACAACTTTTCACTCAAAAACGATCCGTCAATATTCATGGTTATGGTCCTATTCGTATTAAAGAAGAAGGATTGATTGATACACAAAAGAATCATTCTGAATGGCATCACGAACTTAAGCAAATTGTGACCAAGAAGAACCTGTTGAAAACTTTTTGTGCGCATACTCCAAAAACTGATGCTCAGTTGATTCGTCATCTTGATAAAGCGCCCTCCTTTATGAAGGCCGCTATTCAAAAGAGTTTATATGATGCTGCTGGTCAAGGTGCTGAATTTATCCCCGATGAATTCCGCGATCAACTCTATATGGAGTACAAAACACCGTCAATGCTCGCAGAACAATTTGAAGTTGTTCCAACCCAATCAAACACAATCTTGATTCCAAGATTTGATAATCCGGGTGGCCGTCCTTATATTAAAGGCGCTTTGACTTCTGATGATGTAACAGCGAATATCTTCACCGCATCAACTCCAACAACTGCTCAAGCAAGTATTGCGATCAAAGGATTCGCTGCTCGTTATCGTGTTTCAAGTGATTTGATTGAAGACGCAGCCGTGTCAATCTTGCCTTCCTTGCAAAATTCCATTTATAGGGATCTCACAGACGGATACGAAGATTGTATGCTGAACGGAGATACAACAGCAGTGCATGCGGATGATATCGCCAATTGGAACATTCGATCACGTTGGGGAACTGCACCCGCTCTTGGTGGGGCTTCTGATCACCGTCGAAACTTTAAAGGTTTGCGAAGATTGGCTTCTGACGCTTCAACAAGTGATATTGCTATTCTTGGTGGTGCTGCTGCAACTGCTGATGATATTATATCCGGGCTGGCTTTGATGGCTGAATATTCAAGTCAAGATATGATGTTGGTAACAAGCCCTGAAATGCTTCTCACTCTTCTAAAGATATCAGCAGTTCAAACGATTGATAAATATGGCCCGGCTGCTACAATTGTGAGTGGTTCTTTGGCTTCTATTTTTGGAATGCCTATTCTTGTCAGTCGTTATATGGGTGCCGATTTGAATGGTAGTGGTCTTTTTGACAATGTATTGAAAACCAAATCAGGAATCATTCTTGTGAATCGTGCTTCTTATAAGCATTATCAACGTCGCGGAATCACTGTTGAAACACAAAGAGATATCAATTCCGATTCTGTTTCAGTAGTTGCCACAATGAGAAGAACATTTGCAAGTCCAGATCCAGCCTTGACTAAAAATGTTGCTTATCTTGCAAACACCGAACCATTCTAGAAAACATGGCCTTGGTTAGCGCATCAACATTAAGAGAATATTTACCAGAGATAGCAGGTAACACTGCTATCGATGGTGAACTTAATTCCTTGATCTCAAGAGTGGAGAAAGGGATCGCAAACTTTCTGGGTTTTCCCTTCAATGAGTCCCTGCTTTCACCAACGCTTGAATCAACGTCTTATACTTTTTATGTTGATGGGCCAATCTATAACGACGTCTACACTTTGCAATTACCAATTAATCCAGTCACAAGTATTACAAGCATACACTCTGATGCAAATAGGGAATATGGTAGTGATACACTTATAGACGCTTCAACATATGATCTGGATCAAAAATATGGAAGAGTGATTCTTAAACCGCAAAGTGTAACAAGGTATTTTGTAAATGCTTATAGAGGAAACAAAGTGGTTTGCACTGCTGGATATACAACAGCGCCAGCCGATCTTGAGCATGCAATTTGTGTCCTTGCTTCAATGCTTCAACGCAATAAAACAAATCAAGGAAAAGAATCATTAACCTCAAGAAATGGTTCAATCAAATTGACGCCTAAAAATATGCCCCTTGAAGTAAAAGAGTATCTTTGGCCATATCGATCACCTTCTTCAATAATGTAGGTGATTCATGAAACTCAAAGAATTCATAAAGAGGTTATTTAAACGATCCGATAAACTTGATGATGTATTACATGATAAATTAGCTTTTATTTCAAGAAGATTGAGAGATCGTGCAAAATTAAACGCTACAATCGATCCAAGAAAACGAACTGGAAGATTGTATGACTCAATTACCACAAACACAAAAAAATCTCAATCAGGTACAAGGATAGCATTATTGGCTGGATCTTCTTCAGTAAATTATGCGGGATATGTTGAGCTTGGAACCTCAAGAATGTATCCTCGTCTTTATCTCACAAAAGCCAATGAGCAGGTTCAGCAAACTTTGCCAGATGATCTAAAAAGGATCGCATCAATTTATTTAAGGGCGATCTAAAATGGCTGATTCAAGAATAGTGAAAATACATAAAAAAATTGCTGAGTTGGTATCCGCTGATTTTAGTGGTGGCCATTCTGGATTAAATTTCTCTGGTCGTGGTTTTCGGTTTGTGCAACTTGATAACATTATGATTCCTTCAGTAGGAATTAAGTTTGTTGATTCATTAGAAGAGAATACAAATGTTGTTCTAGGTCGTTACCGTGGAACAGCTGTTTTTGAGGTCTATGCTTTTTGTGGTGGAACAACAAATGAAGCAAGAACAGATGCCTCATTGAATGCTTGTTCAGATATGATCAAAGCAATTACAGCAAATAGACAATTGAGCCTTGGTTCCGATGTTGATGATGTCATGTGTGATTTTATGGCCATTGATGGAGATGTCTTAGGTGTTGATGGTGTTGGAATTGGTTATATTCGTGTTAAAGTGTTTTATCAATCAGATGATGGAGCATAGAGATGACTTGGTATTCTTCAGAATGGAAAAGGCGCTATCCGATAGGTGTTGATGTATTAGGTGGTGCTGAAACATCAGGATCTCATGATGTTCAGATTGTGTTCCCTTCTGATTGGGATGACTTCTGGGATAATATAAGAAGTGACGGGTTTGATATTATCGTCACTGATAGCATGGGTACA